GGTCCGCGTCAGCCGCCGCAGCCGCACGGATTGCAGGGCGGGTTCTGGTAGTACCGGCCCAGCTGGCCGAGGATGTACTGCGACTGCATGTAGTCGTTGTTCGCGGCTCTGCTCTGCGCGAGCTCGTCGCGCAGACGCTGGTTCTCCTGCTGCTGCAGGAGCGTCCGGGTCGCCTCGCCCTCGGCGTGGATGGCCGTCTTGATCTCGCACGCGTTGATGCTGGAGTTGTAGTTGACGCCGTCGATCGCGCGGAGAATGTCGCAGCAGCACTTCTGCTGCACAGAGATGCCGCTCTCCGTGACGGACTGCAAATCGCGCAGCTCGCCGAGGATGTTGTAGGCGTTGTCCTTGACGGCGCTTGTGACGTCGTACGCGCCCTGACGCGTTGCGGCCACGCCCTCGTTGTTCTGTCGCTCCAGAGCCGCAAAGTCCGTTGCACGCTGTACGTCGGCCTGCGTCGCCGGGGCACTCTCGCCGCTGCCGCCGAAGCCTCTGCCCGCGAAGAGCAGGAAGAACAGCGCGATCAGGATGACAATGCCCCATCCGCCGAAGCCATAATCCTTATCCATGGTTTTCCCTCCTTTCTGGGTGGAATGAAATTTGATAGGCGCTTTCGCGCGGTATCACTTGCCGATCTGGCCGACGAGCTCGCCGACCGTCTTGTTTTTGTTTGCCTCGAACCACGCCTCAAAGCCTGGCTGCGAGGCCAGGAAGCTAAGCACCATCTGCGGGCTCTGCCCCTGCAGCGTCGTCTTCGCTGTCTGCAGCAGACCGTTCAGCAGCTTGTTTCCCCCGCCGTTTCCGCCCATCAGGGCCATAATCGGATTTTGCATTGAGCTTTCCCTCCAGTTCTTCGATTTTCCCGGCCATGCTCTGCAGGCCGGCCGTGATCTGTTTCAGCTGCTCCTGCAGCTGGTTTGCCGCCTTTTCCTCTTCTGTCGGCTCCGGGAAGATCCGGAACCGCGCGATGGTCTTGGCCGCCATGCTGTCCGTGCGGATGTAGTACAGCAGGTTCTCGGTCTCGTGCAGCGCGAGCGCGTTGTCGTTCGGCTGCATCTGCAGGTTGTTGATGCTGGCCTCGCTGGCCACGGTCAGCACGCCGAGCTTCGGCGGCTGCGGCGGCAGCTGCGGGCCCTGCGGCCGCGGCATGGGCTGCAGCTGGATCTGCTGCGCGCCGTCCATCTCCCAGCGGCCCGTGTACGGGTTGTACGCCATGCGGTATCGCCCCTTTCTGCTACCATTCTAGCGTTTCCCCGTCCCCGCTGGGGGGCATTTGTGTACCATTTGTGTACCATTTGTGGGACATGTGGGCATAGAAAAAGCGCCATGAGCCGTTACTCATGGCGCTTTCTCTTTGTCCGTTTTCCCTACCAGGCGGCGGGCGATATTGTAGATGTGCGGCAGGCGGCGGGAGATGGTTTTGCGGTCGATACCGATTTCACCGGCCGCGTCCATCTGCGGGAGCCTGCGCACGATATAAAGCTTCACGATCTGCTGATCGATCTGATCCAGTATGCCCTCGTCAGTGACGCGCTCCCAGTCGCTGCGCGTGAGGTGTTCCAGCTCCTTCGGCAGAGCCAGCCGCGCAGTTATGCTTTCGTCACTCCCTTCGGCCCGCCGCCGGGCGGGTCAGCGGTCAAAGACGCCGGTGCGGTCCAGGATGACGAGCATGCGGACGTTGTCCTCGCTCAGATCGAGCGTCAGGTCTTCGCCCGTGCCGCCCTTTCCTTTAAGCAGGCCCTTGCTGACCAGCTTGTCCAGCGTCTGGCGGTACGTCTGGTTGTCGACGTCCCGCAGCTTTTCGTATCTCATGGCTGTTTCCTCCTGCAGTCTTGCTTTGAATTCCTGCCACTGGCGGTCGCCGGAGGTGCCGTAGTAGATGTTATGCGCCAGTCCGACAAACGGGGCCGGGCAGATCTTTCCGGTGACGTCATAGTGGCGGATGACGTTCTCCAGCGGGATGTTGTACTGCCGCATGAGCTTTGCGGTGAGCCATACGGCGTTTTCGATGACGCGGCGGTCGAAGTACCAGTCCTTGTCGTTCGCGTTCAGGCGGCTGCTGTCGAGCTTCTGCGGGCGCAGCTCAATGCCGATGGAGTTGCAGTTGCGGCACTTCGGATGCCGGTAGTGCAGGCCGCCCACGGCCCCGCAGTGCCACGCCATGTCGGTATCCGGCACGCAGTGGTAGATGACGTCCTTCTCGTCCACGCAGTAATGCGCGGACGCCTGCGCCTCCGGGGCCTTGAACCACTCCGACGCGCCATAGGCGCTGGAGAGGGCCCCGAAGAAATGGATGACCAGATACTGCGGCTTATTGCCGCCCCGGTAGATGTTGACGCTTGTGAAATTGTCTACGATCTGCGGCGGCATCGTCTTCATTCTTCCTTGACCTCCGGCAGGCCCGCGACGCTCGTCAGCAGGGACAAAATGCCCGCCAGCGCCGAGGCGGAGGCAACGGCGATCCAGTTGACTTCGGACAGGATCGCGCTCGTGCCGATAGTTGCGACTGCCGTCTGGCATACCGTTTTCAGTGCGCGGATGCCCGCGGCTTTCCACCATTTTGCGTTCATATGTATTCTCCTTTCAGGTTTTACGCCTCCCGGCGAAGATTATAAGATTTTACCCAGCACCCAGCCGATGACGCCGGTGACGAGCGCGGTCAGGGCGATCTTGACCAGCGCGTCCCAGTTTTTTCCCGGGCGGGCGGTGAGGTTGTTGACGCTCGTCTGCATGCCGTCGATCTTGTCGTCGAGCGTCTTCATGTGCTCGGCCATGACGGCGACGGCCTCTGCCAGCTTGGCCACGGCGTCGGTCTTCTTCTCGAGGTCCTTGATCCGGCCGGTGTTCCGGTCGACATTGCCGCGGATCTCCGCGACGGCAACGTTCAGATCCTGCAGGTCCATCTGCCTTTCTCCCTTCTGCGTTTATCAGATCGGCACGAAGGCCGCGTCCGTCCACTTTGCCGTCGCGCCCGCCTCGCCCATCCAGACTTTGGTCTCGCCGTTGTTGGTGTAATAAGCATTCTGGATCAGCGACATGCCGGCCTTCCACACGATGGGGTTATCCGCCGTTCCGGCTTTCACGTCCTGCTCGACGTACACCTGCCGGACGAGGATCTTGTTGACGTAGATGTTCCGCCAGTCGTAGCCCAGCTTGTCCGATTGCGTCACGTCCTCCGTGATGCCGCCTGCGGCCTGCACGAGCTTGCCGTCCTTGATGGCGGTTTTGAGCTTTTCCAATTTATCCTGCGTCATAGACTGCCTCCAGTTCTGCAAGCGCGGCTTCCGCCTCGGTCAGCGGGACGGCTGCGCCATGCTGCTCGTAGGTGCCGACCGGCTCATTGCCTTTTAGCGTATGCCCTTCCAGCCGGTACACTGTATCATCCAGCGCCCTGTATTCGTTCCCATCCTCGTCCGTCTGCAGGATTGCTTTTTTTGCGCAGAATCCATCTGCTTCGCTTTCCTCGCATGGCACATAGCACCCGTTCTGGTGCAGTTTGATTGGGATTACACTGTCTGCGTATCCGTCAAACGTTCCTTCTCTTGCGACGATATACATGCTTTCCCTCCAATCTTTTCCGCGTATATTTGTTTCAGCCGACTTGTGCTTGCGGTACGCAGCCGGTTTTTCCAGTAGCCGTTTTCCTGCCCCGGCCATTTTTCATCCGTGAAATCATCTTTGCAGCCGTTTTTCGTGTACCAGCGGTACAGATCGTTCAGCATTTTCTGCCGCTCGGCACCTTCCTGCGTATTCGGCCTGAAATGCCCCCATCCATTTTCGGACGTTGCAGCGCATATCCGCTTGCCGTCCGTTGTAAACAGGAACCCTTCAATTTCCGATACCACAGTTCCGTACCGAAGATTAAATTCCCCGGCTATTCCCGCTCCGCGAAATCGCTTATACACGATATACTCCATGCACTTTTTCCTCATACGCAAAAGCCGGGCGGGAAGCCGTTGGAACCGTTCGCGATGAAGTAGTCGACTGTGCCGTCGGTGTTCACACGCACGAAAGCCGTGCTGGAGTTCGCCTTCGGGGAACGGAGCCCCCAAACAGCGTCGGTACTCGTTCCTTCGTGCTTGTACTTAATTTTGCTGTTCCCGGCGGAATAATAGGCGTACTGTGCTTGTTTGTTTTTCTCGTTCGTGTTTCCGTATTTAATACTTCCGAAAACCTCAAACTCCGAGAGGAGGAAAATGTAATCCGTTGTCACCGTGACGTGGTTCGCCGCCGTACTTCCGCCGCCGGTGTTGTCCGTGTACTTGGTAACGGACTTGAGGACGGCACGGAGCGCCGCCGGAATGACTGCAATCATCGTCCCGGAATAGCTCGAGAGGCTCGTCCCGCAAATGTTTGTACGCATTTGCGAGCTCGCCCATCCGCCGGAGTTCGTTTTACTGCTGTTCATGGAAAAATAGCCGGTTGTCGAAACGGTCGAGTTATAGGAGCTATCGCATAGGCAAACGTCCGTACCGCCGGAGAGCGCGGTCTTTGCAAGCTGAAAATGGATGCGGTTTGCGCCCTCGACGCTTGCGTTATGGTTAAAGCCGATAATGAAAGCGTATGTTGTATAATTCGATAGTGTAAGATGTCCAACCGTGCCGTTAAGTGTGATAGCCTTTCGGTCGCCGATGCTCCAATAGTTTGCGCCCTGTCCCGCGTCGGAAACGGACTTGATAACGCTCCACTCGTTATTGTTGAGCGTAGAGCTCACGAAAGAGAGCGTCAGCGAGTAGGAGGTCGTGCCGGAAACGACATTGACCGAGCCGCTCGTCGTCTGCCCGTTCTTTGTCGCCGTGACCGTGTACGCCCCCGTCTCCGTGACGGTGAAAACCGCTGTCCCGTTGCTCGTCTTTGTGGCGATAGTCGTCCCGCCCTTTTTCAGCGTGACGGTCGCGCCGGATTCCACGTTGACGGTGATCGTCGCGGAAAAGAACGTCAGCGCCACCGCGTAGCTGCCCGTGATGGATACGGTTTTTGTGTCGGACGTTTGCCCACCCAGCGTTGCAGATACCCTCCATGTGCCGGGCTCCGGCACGGTAAGCGTGCAAACGCCGGTGCTGTCGGCGGTTCCACTGATCGTTTTTGAGCCGTTTGTCGCTGTGACCGTCGCCCCGGCAGATACCGTTACGACCAGCTGCGGCGCGATTCCGGTCGGAATCTTGCCGACTGCTGCTGCAAGTCCTTCGATGGTCTGTGCCGCAGGAGCTGTGCCGCCTTTGGATTCCACCGCGTCATACGCCGATCCGACTGCCGTGATAATGCGGTCGATCTCGCTCTGGATACTCATGGCGGCCTCCTCAGATCGCGGCGAGGGCGGTCTCGATGGCGTCGGTCAGGCTGACGGTGCCGCCGGAGGTGTAGCCCGCAGGGATGGATGCGCTTGTCTGTGTCAGGCCGTCGATGGTCTTTGCGATCGCGCCGTTGTTGGCCATGGTGCCCTCGACCTTGCTGCCGTCGGCCAGCACGATAAACTTGCCGTCCAGCACGTCAGCAGCTCTGGCGGTCACACCGGAAACGTCCTTGTACTTGGCGGGGATCGCTCCTACCGTTACTTTGCCGAGGACTTTGCCCTTTGTTGGCGTGATGTCCTGCGCGGCCTCGGCAGGCGTGGCGGACTTGTTTTCCAGCACGACGGATACCTTGCCCGCGCCGGAGTGCTTGCCCGCCGGGACGGTGTATTCCTGATTGCCGGTCGTGGCGTCCAGCACCTTTTCGACCGCGCCGTTGTCCGGCATGGTGCCTGCCTGCGTCACGCCGTCGGCGTCGATAAAGACTTTATTCGCCAGCACGTCGCCGGGCGCGGCCGTTGTCGCGGAGACGTCCTGATAGTTCTCCGGGATCGCGCCGACGGTGACGGCGGACAGGCCGTAGTAGCCCTGGTCCGGGGCGACGGACTGCTGCTCCTTGGTCGGGGTTACGGATTTGGTCTGGAGGTTGTAGTTGCCGCCGCCGGAGACGCCCTTGACCGTGCCGGAGCCGTTATGATAGCCCGCGGGGATGGTGTAGGACTCGCCCTCCTTGACGTTGGCGTCGACCGCGCCCTGATTTTTGATGGCTGCGGCCTTGTCGGCCAGCGCGTCGAGCTTGTCGGTGCTCGCGGCAAGGCCGAGTCCGACGAGCCAGGTGCGGATCTTGTTCCGCGCGGTCTGCAGTCTGGTTACTTCTGTCTGTGTGCTCATAAAATCACTCCTTTAGATTGTTGCCAGCAGGGCGTTGATGTTGCCGACCTCGGTATAGACGGCGGCGCTGGTTACGGGCTTTGTGTTGTCCTTCTCCACGGCCTCCGCCGTGTCGACGGACAGGGTATTGGTGGCCGCGTCGAGCTTGAGGCCGTCGCCGATGGTGTAGCCTCCGCCGCCGGAGCCGCCGGAACTGCGGGCCTCGTTGATGGCGTCGACGAGGTTGCCCTTGTTGTAGGTCTTGAGGTCGTCCAGATCGCCGATCTGCTTCTGCAGCTGCGCCCAGACGGGCAGGGACGGGTCTGCGGTCTCGTCGCCGGATGGGTCCGCGCCGGGCTGGACCTTGCCGAGGCTCACCCAGACAGTCGGCAGGACGACGCCGCTTTCGTCCGCGCCATAGACGCCCACGCGGGCGTGGCGGCCCGGGACGGCGAGAACTTCGTGCGGGACGGGAACGGCGGTATCCCCGTCCCAGTTCGCCGCCAGGACGTCGACGGTGGTCTTGCCGTTCGAGAAGACGGCGGTCTTCGTCAGCCCGTCCCACTCTGGCGAGAAGACGAACTGCACCGTCACGGCTTTGCTCATTCCCGCCGTCAAAAGCTCCGGCGGCGACGCCAGATGCGCACACGCGCGGGAGCAGTGGATGGTGATCATGCGTTATCAGCTCCTTCGAAGGTCACAAACGGCTCAAGGCACTTGATATCCCCGGCGGAAAGCCGGATATCGAGGTCGAGCGGAAGCGTGATGTGCGGCAGCTCGGGGAGCGTGTCGGCGTCCAGCTCGTTCAGCTCCGCCTGCGGCCGCCCGCTCATGAGCTGTTTTCCGTAGAATTCGAGTGTTGGGTTGAGCCTGGTCGCCAACATGGCGAGCTGATAGGCCTGCCGGAGCGGCAGGTCCTGTTCGATGAGCTTCTGCAGTGGCTTTGCCGCGAGCGCGATGTCGTATAATTTCATGATGCCCTCCTTAGTTGATGGCTGTGCCGTTGACGGTCAGCTTCCCGGATGAGTTGCACGCAAGGGTGCAGTAGCGGTATGAACTGTAATACAGCACGATTTCGTCTCCCCTGACTGTCACGGGATAGCTCGATGTCCCTATCTCAAAGCCGTTCGAGGACGGCGTCAGGGTTTTTGTTTTCAGCTCCAGCGAATTGTATCCGCTCTTGAGTCCTGCGGCGGATACCGTGCCCCACTTCGCGGCGTAGGCCGTCGATCCGTTTTTCAGGAGCACCTGGCCGTCGGTGCCGCCGCTCGGAAGCGTACCGTCGACGTCGCCCCACGTGCAAGCGTAGTTGGTGGCGCTGGATTTTTTCAGCACCTGGCCGGATGTGCCGCCGGTCGGGAGCGCGCCGGTGATGCTGCCCCACTTGGCGGCGTAGTTGCTCGCGCCGTTTTTGAGCAGGACCTGACCATCGGTGCCGCCGGTCGGCAGGATGCCGTCGGGGCTGCCCCAGGTGACGGCGTAGTCGGTGGCGCTGGATTTTTTGAGCACCTGGCCCGTCGTTCCGCCGGAAGGCAGAGCACCGTTGATGTCGCCCCATTCGACGGCGTAGTCGGCGTTGCCTGATTTTTTGAGGATCTGTCCGCTCGTTCCTCCGGTCGGCAGAAGGCCTGTGATGCTGCCCCATGTGAGCGCGTAGTCATTGTCGGACGATTTTTGGAGCACCTGCCCGGCCGTACCGCCGGTTGGGATCTTCGCCGGCGCGTCCGCGCCGGGGTTGCCGATCGGGAACATGACGACCTTGCTGCCGGACAGTTCGAGGACGGCCACGCGCTGTCCGGCGGCGAAGTTGATGCCGGTGTTGCATTTAAAATGCTTCTCGGTCGGCTCCTCCGCGCCGTCAGGCGTGAGGGTCAGGCCGTCTTCCTCGACCGTCGCAATGACGGCCAGCTGGAACGGCTGCTGCTGTTCTTCGGTTTGCTGCTCTTCGGGTTCTTCGGTGTACAGGCTGTCGACGCCTTCCATTTACGCAATCACCGTCCTTTTTGCAGAGTGTGTCATGAGGCTTCCGGCTGACAGCTGCATCTGCCAGCCGGTCTCGAGGTAAATGCCGCCGATGTCGTCGTGCGTGAGCGCGAGGACGTCACCGATGCCGTGGCCGGGGTCGTTGAGGGTATAAAACGTGATGGCCCTGGCGGACAGGAGCGACTCGTTGCGCATGCGGTCGGCGTAGGCCTGCAACTCCTCCTGCGAGGCGATGTTGTCGACCTTGATGAGCGAGGCGATGCGCATGTTCCGCCGGAAGGTGGACTTGCGCGACTGCGGATTGTCGTTGATGGCCGTTGCGACCATTGGCTGCTCCAGATCCGGGTTGGAGCAGACGCAGATGAAGACGTTCGGCGCGTTGAAGATGTCTTCCTCATCTGAGAAGTTCGGCCCCGGATGCCGGTCCGGAAGGAAGAGGTCCGTCGTGCCGTAGGCCCAGTCGATGTTCTGCGCGCTCGGCTCCTGATAGGGCTCGAGACGGGCGACGCCGGAGGCGTCGAACCAGAGGCTGTTGTAGTTGATCTCGGCCAGCAGGTCGTTGACGATGGTCAGGTAGCTCGTGCCGATATCCCAGTCCTCGCGGTCGGTCTGCAGCGTCGCGTCCGACGGCGTCGCAATGACGAGCGCGACGCCGCAGGCGGTGAGCAGTTTGCGGATCTCGGTGAGATAGGGCGCACCGGCGGACAGGTGCAGGATGGTCTCGGTGCGGTTGCTGTAGACGCGCCAGCAGCGGTCGTAAGCCTCGACCTCGACGCGCTTCTGACCGGCCGCGCCCTTGATGCTCGGGGTCGCGGCCTGATAGATACCGAGTGGCGTCTCCTGCCCGTCGATGGTCATGACAGGCTGGAGCTCGTCGGAGAGGTAGTCGACCGCGTCGTTGACGAGGAAGGTGCCCTTGATGCTGGTGTGGATCGTCGCGTCGCGGCTGGCGATGATCTGCGGGGCGGTGCCGGTGTCCCATTGGAGGTGGGTGATGGGTGCGCCGTTTCTGAGCACGTCGACGCGGAAGCGGACGTCACGGGTCAAGGGTGATCGCCTCCTCTCGGTTCGTGTGCGAGATGGTGAAGGAATAGCGGCGCATGAACTCGTCGCAGTTGCTCTCGAGCGACGGGAGCGAGCCGATGACCATGTTTCCGTATCGGTCTTTGAGGCAGACGAGGCGGCCGACAAGGGCTTCCAGCGCAAGGGCGGCGGCCCGCTGCGCGTGCGGCCAGGCACAGGCGACGGACATGGCGCGGTCGCGCTGCTCGCTGCGCTCCTCGACGGGGTAGGCAAGGCCCGCCAGATGGACGGTCGAGACACCGGCCGAGAAGCTGGTGCGGTTGGTGCGCAGCTGCGTTTCGGACAGGCGCATCTCGAGCCAGATGCCGGTCTCGAGGTCGCAGATCATGTTGGTCTCGGGCAGAATCTCGACGGTATCCGAATTGGACACGCCGTAGTTATCGCTTTCGTCGTAGCAGCCGCGGACGCGGTAGGTGACGGAGCCGATGCTGGTGTGGTCGATGTACTGCTTTTGGACGGTGCGGGCGATGGCCACGCCGTCCCGCTCGACGAGGTAAAAATTGTAGCTCCCGGCGGTCTGCCAGGTGAGCGTGGCCTCATGGCCGGCGGTAACGGTCAGGGTGATGGCCTCGCCCTCGGTGTGCGAGATGGGCAGCGCGGCCGCAGACCACTCTGACCACATGCCGTACTTGTTCTGCACGCGGACGCGGACGGTGTAGCTGCCGTCGGCGAGGTAGACCGGCGAGCGCCATGCCTTCTCCGTGCCGTAGACCGTGCCGGAGGCATAGCCGCTGGACAGCGTCAGCTGATAGGCTTCCTGCTCAGAGGTCTGCCAGGTGATGCGCGGGCGCGGGCCGGTGGACTGGATGACGATGGACGGGGCCGATGGGGCGTTGATGGCGATAAACTCGGCCTTTTCGCTCCACGCCGAGGCCGTGCCGTCGGTGTTGTAGGTGCGCACGCGCCAGTATTTTGTTCCACTTGTGAATTTGTTCGCCGAAACGTCGTAATACTGGTTTTCTCCCGTGACGGTCGCGAGCGTGTTCCATGTCGTGCCGTCGGCGGACCATTGCAGATCCGCCTTGCTCTGCGGCGTGCCGGTGGAAATGATGTGCTGCCAGCTGAAACGGTTGTCGATGGTGGCGTCGATGACGATGCCGGATGGAGAGACCGGCTTGCAGGATGGTGTGACGTCCGTCGTTGTGACTTCCTGCCATGCAGACGTTGTTGTCGTTCCGCTGTTCGCCGTCACCTTTACGCGCCACTCGATCGTCCCGGACGGGAATGTATTTGCAGGGACTGTGCAGGCGGTCGTCGCGCCGGAGATGCTGATCGTGTTTGAGGTGCTCGCATTTTTGACGCGCCACTCGAAGATGGCGGAGGTTTGCTTTATCTCTGCGAAGCAGACCTGTGAGTCGGCTGTGTCATCGTCACAGCGCCATGTAAACATATTTTTTTCAAATCTGTTCACAAAAGCGCCGGCTGTCGGAGCAAACCCATCCGCTGTTATCCCTACAGTGTCGTCCGAATACTCGCACACCAACGATGGCTTCCGTGTTGACTTTGCGCCGAATATAATCGCCTCGCTTGTCCCTGATTCTCCTCCTCGAAGCGCGATTACAAAGCCGTTTCTTATTCCTTGCTGCAGTTCTTCTTTTTTTGATTTGTAATTTTTCAGGTCAAAAACTGCATTTAGCTGTATGATTTCATTCAGAGCCGTCCAGTTTCCGTTTGCTTGCTCCGAGACCCCTGTGAAGGTCTGGTATATCTCAGGCCTTGTCGCATATGTCATTGCATCCGCATCAAATTGACTCGCCAACGCATTTACATATGTCCAAATCCCCTTGTATGTAGCGTCACTTTCTGCTGTTGGCTGTGCATAAAATGCAAGCGTTACTTTTGTTACCCGTTTGAACTTGTATGTGTCGCCCGGCACAGGGAAGTTGATATATACGTTATCCCCTCGCTTAATGTTTCCCGCGTCTCCTGTAAACGGCTCTACGAAGAATTTGTACTGTGTAAGATCCGAATAGTTTGTGTTTGGGTAGTTCTTCGCGACTGCTGTCGAGCCGCTTGCCTGCACTGTAAACGTCGGCATTTACTTCGCCCCCATTCTGGTTGTGATCCTTGCGTTTTTGGCGATGCGGAGGATGGTGTCGAGGTCTTCGACGTGGTCGACGTAGACGGTGGTGTTGTAGGTATCTCCGGATGTGTAGCGGGTCTCGCTGGCCGTCTGGATGCGCGAGCCGGAGGGGAGATAGATCCGCTCAAGGCCGTTCTCGTTGACCCGCGTCCAGCCGCCCGCCCAGTTGTCCGTGCCGGCGGCGTTGCCGCGCAGCTTTTTGAGATATTCCTGCACCCACAAATCCTGCGACTTGCCGAGGATGGAGCTGTCTCCCGCTCGCACGAGCGCTTCATACTGCGCGTTGGCGTAGGCCTCCATATTGCCGTAGGCTTTGCCGGTGTCGGTGTCGAAGTAGCTGCCGTAGCCGTTTGCGGCGGTCGCGCGGTTCGTATCCTGCTGCATCCACTTGGTATTGAGCTTCTGTACATTCGACATCTGGCCCTTGCCGTAATTCAGGCCGAGCGCTGTGCCCATCTTGTTGAAATCGAGCGTCAGCAGGCCGGACAGGAAGTCCCCGGCGTCGGCAATTGCCGCCATGACCTCCGACAGCGGGCGCAGTGCCTTCGTCAGAGCCGGGACCTTGTCATTGGACAGGGTATCCATCGGGTTGATGATCTCGCCCGCCGTCTCGAGCAGCATGCCGAAGGAGTCGACCAGCCCTGATTGCTGCAGCACATCGCCGATATACTTGATTCCGCTGGTGACGTCGCCGTAGAATTCTTCCAAATATGGCGCGAACTCTGCGGCCAGCTGATTCTTGACGCCCTCCTGCGTATTTTGCAGGCGAGAATAGGCGTCGTCGACGCCCTGCAGGGATTTGAGCGCGTCGTTGTCAAGGACATAGCCCATATCATGCGCTTCCTGCGCGTAAGCCCGCATTTTCTCGCCGCCGAGGTCGATGAGCGGATTGAGCTCCTGCGCGGACTCAGACATGAGGTCCATGGCCAGCGCGTCCCGCTCGGTCTGGTTTTTGATCTCACCGAGCGCGTCGATGGTGTCGTAAAAGACGTCTTTCGCGCTGCGGAGGCTGCCGTCGGCGTTGGTGATCTCTACGCCCAGACGCTGGTACGCATCATAGGCGTCGCCGGTGCCCGCTGCGGCCTCCTGCATTTTGTTGGTGGTCTCCTTGAGGCTGTCCTTGATGCGGTCCATGGAGACGTCCGTGAGGTCCGCCATGTAATTGAGCTCCTGCACGGAGTCGGTCGTCATGCCGGTCACGGAGGCGAGCGTGAGCAGATCGTCTGCATTCGAGGCTGCTTCCTTCGTCATGGAGATCAGCGCCTTTTCCGCCTTGACGATGGCCGTCGCGACGGCGGCAAAGCCGCCCGCTAGCGCCAGCGACGAGGCGTCCAGACTTCCCATGGCGTTCATGGACTGCTTCATGCTGTCCGGCAGCTGGATGCCAAGCTTGGACGTCAGGCCGTTCACCACGTCACCGAGGTTGCCCATCTCCTTGCCGGATTCGGCAATCTTCTGCTTGTTCTCATCAAACTGGTTGTTGAGGTTGTTCAGCTCGGCCTCGGCGTTGTTGAGCTGCGCCTGCCAGTCTTTTGTCCGCTCGTCGTAATCCCCGTATTGGGCTACGGATTCCTTTAGCTTCTCTGTCAGGAGTTCAACATTGCTTTTCTGGACACCAATCTTCTGACTCAGAACCTCATTTTTCGCGCTCAGCGCCTCCACGCTGTCCCCGTTTTTCGAATACTCCGAATTCAACAGGGTCATTTGGGAATCTAGCACTTTCATTTCTGCTGCGAGCTGCTTGTTCGATTCCGCGTAGGTGTCGCCGGATTCCTTGATTTTCCTGTTGTTCTCGTCTACCTGATTGTTGAGGCTGTAAAGCTCGGCTTCGGCGTTTTCAAGCGCCTTTTGCCAGCGGCTTGTTTCCACCGCTCCGAACCCATACTGTTCCGCAGCCTTGTCTACAGCCTTGCTCAGCGTATCGATTTTTTCATTTTGCAGGAAGATTTTTCTCGTTAAAAGATCGCTTTTGGCTGACAGCAGTTCCTCGGCGTTCGCATTATCTGCGTACTTTGTCGTCAGCTTCTGCATTTCAGCATCCAGCACATCCATGCTTGCGCTGAGCTTCTCGATGTTCTCCCTGTATTTGCGTTCCTGCTCCCCATTCATGCGCTTTTCGTTTTCGCGCATTTGGTTGTTCAGGGCGTTCAGCTTCGCGGTAGCATTTTGCAGGCTGGCTTGCCAATTCAGGGCGGCCTTGCTGGATTCACCCGTTCTTTCTACGGCGCTTTTGAGAGCTTCCTGCATGTAGCGTATCTTCTCTGTCTGCGAGTAGATCTGCCGCTGCAGGATGTCATTTTGTTTGCTCAACAGCTTCGCGCTGTCTGCATTTTTTCCGTAGGCAGAGGTAACCTTCCGCATTTCGGCGTCCAGGACTCGCATGCCGTCTCCGATTTTGGAGATTGCCTCTTTGTATTCTTTCTCGCCCGAAAGCGTAAATCTTGTGTTGATATTTGGCATATTACGTGCCTCCGTTTATGTAGGCCGAGAGGCTCTGCGGCTCTTCCGGCTTTTTAGGCGGCTCCAGCGCGTCCAGCAGGAGCGTCAGGCGGTGCGGGCTCATGGTCTTCCAGAAATCCCGCTCCGGCAGGCGCAGCCGGAACAGCCACATGGCGAGGAAGCCGGGGAAATCAAAGCCCAGCTGCTTCGGTTTCCCCGGCGGTGTCAGTTTTTTTCGTCTTCCGACGTTTTTTCACCGGTTGCTTCCTCCGGCGGTGCGACTGCGGCCTGGATCAGCGGATAGATCCGCGTCCCGGCCTCGAGCGTCTGGTGCATGGTGAGCGCGCGGCCCAGCTGCTTGCTGGTAAAGCGCAGCGGAAGGCCGTTTTCGTCGGTGATGCCCTGCGTGTCTGCGGCGTCGGTCAGCATGGCGGCCAGGAAGGCCAGCGTGCTTTTGAGGCCGTGCACCGTATTCAGCGCGCGCAGCAGATTTCCGTCGTATTCGTCCTGCACGTCGGCAAGGACGTTCATGTTGCAGGAGAGCCGGTAGACCCGGCCCTCAAGTTCATAGTCGACGGTGTTGAGCTTGGTCGTCTCCATTAGGTCTCACCCAACTTTCCTTTGATCCAGGCAACGGCCTCCGCCGCGGTGTCGACGGTCTCTGTCTCGAGCAGCAACTCGTCGGCGGAATCGTCCGCGAGGAATTCGCCGGTCGTGGTTGGCGTGTTGAACTGGATGTTCTCGCCCTTGGTCTGATAGCTCATCGAGGGCGGGCCGAACAGCGCTTTCGGCACCCAGATACAGGTGTATTTGGTCACGCCGTCGATTTTATCCGGCGCGTAGAATCCGACGCCGACATAGTTTGCGATGTCTTTTGCCGAGAATTTCAGGTTTTCCTTGCTCGTATCGGATGTGCAGCCGTAGAGCATGGCCTGTGCGGCCCTTTTGATGTACTTGACAGCCAGCGAGATCGTGCCGCCGGTGGCAAGCTTGATATATTCGGCAAGCTTGGATTCCGCGTACAGGCGGCCCTCGGCGAACTTGAGTTCCAGCTGCGCGCTCATGGCGTCGCCGACGTCGGTCGGCTCTGTGTAGGTCACGGTGCCGGACGTGTTTTTATACTTTCCCGCCCGGATGCCGCGTAAGTCAAAACTAGGCATTTACAATAGGCCCCTTTCTTTCAGCTTTTGTGTAAGGATCTTTTCGAGCTCCGCGTTTACGCGCTTCTGCGCGTTCCTGACGCCCTTTGTCCAAAAATAAGTTCCTGTGATCTGCCCGTACTCCTTCGCGCGGCCGTAATTCAAAACAAAAAGCACGGTCGCCCTGCGCGTTCCGTGCTCGTTTTTGCCGACTGCGGTGATGGATATGTACGGGTCTCCGTTTTTGTCGCGTTTGATGGTTTTGCGGTATTTCACGCTGGATGCATATGCCTCGGTCTGAAACCCGCTCGCCTTTACCATTTTTTGCAGTTCCTCGACGATGATATCCCCGGCGGCGTACAGGAGCTCCTGCTGCATGTCCTCATCAAAAACATTCGCTTTCTGGAGCGTGGCCATGAGCTCGTCGACACCGGTGATGGAGATGTTAGCCATAGGCTGCGCCCTCCGTCTCGGCGATGAGCGCGATCTGCGTGCGGCCTGTTTCCTTGTCGTATGTTTCCATGTCGACGGTGACGATGTAGCCAGCGGCCTCCAGCGCGGCTTTCACACGCTTTAAAAGCCCGACGGCAAAGCCCTCGGCAAAGATGGAAACGGCGTACTGCACGCCGGTCTCGGCCTCTCCGCCCTCGGCGTAGAACTGACCGGACTGGCCCAGCAGCTGATAGGTGATGTAGGTTTCTTCTCCGCCCTTGTATGGCGGGTGGCAGACCGGGACGCCCAGGTCTGCCAGCGCCTCATAGATCATCATGCGCCGTCCCTCCGTTTGCAGGTCAGCTCTACCTCTTCCGTCTCCGCACCGTAGCTGCGGACGACGTCAAAGACGTCGGAGCCGCAGACGAGCTGCTGCTCGCCTCCGTATTCCGCGCTGTGCATGCGGAATATCGCGTCGGTGCGCTTGCCGGCCTGTGCGGCCTGGTAATACTCGGCGCGGTTTACGGACTTGCGAGCGGCCCAGACGGTTGTCTCGCGTTCGAGCTTTTCGGTGGTCTTCCCTCTCACGATGGGGTAGGACAGCAGGCGCAGCGTGATCTGGGTGTCAAAGATCACAGCACGCTCCCCCTCCCTCGGTGCCTGGCGAATAGTCGTCGGACAGGCCCATCGCGTCGCGCAACTCCTCAAAGCACGTCTTCCATTCGTCGCCGCGGCCGCAGAAGTCATGCTGCCAGCGGACGTATGCGCGGACGGCGTCCTTGACCAGCGGATCTTCGTCCGCTCCCTCTGCGCCCGCAAGGTGCAGGCGCAGGAGGCAGGCGTCGATCTCGTCGGCGAGCTCGTCGTCGAGGGCGTTGGTGGTCAGCCGCAGGGCGGTTTTTGCAACGTTGATCAAAGCCATTGGTTATCCCTCCCTGTTGGCCGCGCGCCGTCAGGCCTTCTTCTTAGTCAGCGTGACGAGGCTGTTCTTGTCGACGACCTTACCGTCGACAAGCGCCAGCGCGACGGTGACCTCGTCGTCGGTCGCGTTGTCGGTGTACTTGCGGAAGGTCATGCCCAGATTTTCGTTCCAGAGGTAGTCCTTGAAATTGAAAATGAACGCAAAGATCGTGTCCGCGGTCACGCTCGCCGTGAAGGCCGGCAGATAGTCTCCGACGAGGACGACCTCTCGGCCAAAGAGCGAGTAGACCGGCTTGCCGCTGAGTCCGTAGTTGACGCGGGCGACGGGCTGCTTCTTGTCGTCGACCATGCCGACGATCTGCTCGAAGAAGGTCTTCTTCGACATGCACCAGACGGCGTCTGCGTCGTAAGCCTGCGGCAGCGCGGCCTCTGCCTTGACCAGATCGGTGTACGCCAGCGCGGTCGTTGCGGCAGCGATGTCGATGTTCTGGCCGGTCGGCGCGGTCTCCTTGGTGATGCCCTTCGGCTGGCCGGAGCCGGAGCCGCTGATGATGGCCTGTTCCTCGGCCTTGACCATGGCCTCTGCCACGTTGGCGACAAACTGCGACTCAAACATCGGGTAGGTCACGATGGAGACCTCGAGCGACATGGAGATCGCGCAGCGCAGCTTGTGGTAGGCAAAGGTGATGGAGCCGAGCGCCTTTTTCTGCTTGTCGGAGCCTGCACCCTCGGCAACCCAGGAGGCGGTCGGCTTGGCGGAGCTGGTCGGGACGGTCACGCCGCCCTTGTAGGACGTGTGCGTCACGCGCGGCAGGATCATGCCGGTCGCTTCGATCTTCTCGTAGATCTTCTGCAGCGTCGTGGTCGGGATGGCCGCGCCAACGTCGGAGGTCTTGGTGTTTGCGTCCACGTTGGTCAGCTCTGCCGGGATCTTCTTGCCGGTCAGGACGTAGTTCATGAAGGCCCGCTTGTACTCGTCGGTATCGTACCGGTCTAGCACGTCCGGAGTCTTCGCCGTGCCGGACAGGTCGACGGACTGCGCTGCCGCAGCCGGTGCCGCGACCTTCTGGCCCGCGAGTGCGTTGAGGTTCGCCTGGATCTTGGCTTCCTCCTCAAACTTGGCGTCGAGGGCCTCGACTTCTTTCATCTTGGCCTGCGCCTCTGCGGTCTTGCTTTCGTCCAGCAGCTTCTGGGCGTCGTCCATGAGCTTCTGGCGCTGGATGTTGTAAATTTCCTTCGTCATTTCAATTCTCCTTTGAGTTTTAAAAATTTCAGTTTTGCTTCTGCCTGCGCCCGTTCGGGCATAAAAAAATCAGGCTCTGCGGCCTGACCTTTTAAAAAGTTTTCCGCGCGCCGGAGCGCGTCTTCGCTGAGCATGCCGGAATAAAAATCCGCCGCCAGCGGTTTCTGGCCGGTATCCGGCTGCATCACGCGGTCGACGAGGCCGAGCTCTACGGCCCGCTCCGCTGTGATCCACGTTTCTGCGTCCATCATGGCGGCGATCTCCGCCTCCGGCCTGCCGGTTTTTGCGACGTAGGCCGAGATAATGGCGTGGTTGGCGTCGCGCAGGACACCGGCGGTGTGCTCCATCTGTCGGTAGTCTCCGTCGGCGCTGGACTGGACGTTGTGGATCATCATCATGCCGGTCGGCGTCATTTCCGACTCGCCCGCCATGGCGATGATGGACGCGGCCGAGGCCGCGAGGCCGACGATGCGGATGTGGACGCCTCCGGCGTAGTTGCGCAGTGCGGTATAGATCTCGCTCGCTGCGAAGATCTCGCCGCCGCCGGAATTGATCTCGACCTCTGCCCGCTCACCGTTTCCGGATGCAAGCGCGTCGGCTACTGATTTAGGGCTCGTCGCCTCCATGCCGTACCACTGATAAAAGCGGTGCTGGTTGCTGGACACGATGGGCCCGCGAATGCTGATCTTCATGCGGTTTCATCTCCTTTCTGCGTGGTGTTCCGGTCGACCGGCTGCGTGTCCAGCCTGCGGATCGGCTTGTCCCCGCCGTCGACCGGCGCGAGGTTGAATGCGCGCCGCCATTCGTTCGGCGTCAGCGCGCCGCGGTCGACCAGCTGCAGGAGGTTGAGCTTGGTCGAGGTCGAGGCGAAGTCCCACGCGGACGCCTCAAAGACAATGCGGTTGCCGCAGCCGCGCTCGCGACGGGAGAAGAGCTTGCGGGTGTACTCGCCGCTCAGCTGCTTCAAAACCGGCTCGATCTCGGCGTCAAAATAGGCGTTCTGCTCATCCTCCGTCGCAATGGATGTGACGATGTGCGGGTTGGTATTGAACAGGGCATAGATGCGCTGCGTGGTTTTGTCCATCTGGGCGGCGTTCGGGACGTAGTCCTTGGGGTCAATCTGCTTGGCCTCGGCCTTTGCGTCGACGGCCGCGACGCCCGTGCCGTTGGAAACACTGAGGAAGCTGTCGGCAAAGTCCTGCGCGCGCTTCTTGATATCCTCCGCGCGCATGGAGGATGCGAACATCAAAAGCCAGCGGATGACGGCGCTGTTTCGGATGGCCTTTACAATGCCCTGGTCCGTCGTGGTGACGATCTCCATCAGCGGCACGATGGCCGGGGCGATGGGGTCGCCGAAGATGTCGTTCTCGTAGAAATCCCCGCGCAGGTGGATGATATCGTCATAGGCAAACGTCAGGACGTTGCCGTTCTGCATGTAAAATTTCAGGTACAGATTCCCGCCTGCGTCGTAAACGGCGTCGGCCTGCATGGCCGCGACTGGGAAGATGGCGTTCGGCAGACCGTTTTCATCCCGCAGGATCACGGCGAAGGCGTTGTTGTTGAGGACCAGCTGCGCGGCCAGCTTTTCCTGCAGCATCTGGCCGGTCATGTACTGGTTCGGCTCTTCGAGCAGGAAGCGGATGTACGGCTCCGGGTTGACGGCGATCTTCCGCGTCTGGGCGGTGATGGTCTCCCGGATGTGCTTGGCCGTCAGCTTGCCGATGGCCTTGATCTTCGGCCGGATGCAGGCGCGGACGATATCGGATTGGTACATCTTGCCGTTGTAGCTGTAAAATCCGTTTCCGCGCTCCTGCACCATCTGGACGGTCGAGACGCGCTTGGTGGTCGTGATATTCGTCAGGAGGTTTTTCAAAAATCCCATGTTGTCACTCCTAGAGCATACTGGTGTATTCCGCCTGCTTCTGGTCGTAGATCGTGTAGGCGTCGAGCAGGGCCGCCGTGCCGTCAATGCGGCGCGTTGATTTGCTCGTTTTGTGCGGCTGAATATTGCCGTTTTTGTCCTCGTCGTAGGCGGTGTTTGCGAGGTTCCATTTGTCGATCGGGTGGTTGTTGTAAATAATGCGCTTGGATTCGAGGTCGTTTCCGCAGCGCTTCATTGGCTCGGACAGCGTCTTTACGCCCTGGTGCACTGGGATCATGGCTTCGGCCCCGAAGTAGTCCGCCATGCTGTCTACCCAATAGGCCGCAGACCAGGCGTCGTATCCGAAAAACGGCAGAAAAATATCGAGGTCTTCCTGCACCTCGACAAACCATGCTTTGACGTCCTCATAGCGGATCTTGTTGCCCTCGGACAGGCGGAGCAGCCCGCGCTCATGCCACTTGTCGTAGGGGATCTTGTCCTCCGTGACGCGCTTTTCCAAAAGGTCCTGCGGCAGCCAGTACATCTGCAGCACAAACAGGATCTCCGGCAGCTCCGGCACCTGGAACAGGACCTTCGCCGCCGTCAGGTCGGTGGTCTTGGACAGATCCGCGCCGCCGATGCCGTAGCGCGGGTAGGACAGGACGCGCTCCTGCACATTCCCGTCCGCCATGTAATGCTGCCAGATCAGGCGGCGGTTTTCCCTGTCGAGCTGGAAGGTGTCGCGGTTGTCCAGCTGCTCAAAGTTGAGCCAAGCTTCGCTGGAGGTCTCGCGGATGTTGAAATCCTTGCAGACGAGGTTGCGGACGAGGGCCGGGTTTTTCTCCGCCCGCTCGACCCGCTCTTTCAGCGCCGTGTAGCTCTTGATCGTCCCGAGGCCCGGATTTGCCTTTTTCCAGCAGTCCGGGTCCGTCCACTCGCTGCGCTTGTCGAGCTCGTAAATAAACGCGATCCGGCGCGGGTCGTGGTACCCGTCCGGATCTTCGTAGCCGTTTATGATGCGCTCGGCTTCTTCGTATTTCTCGTCGTAGATGTCCTCGCGGATGGTGCCCGCGGTGGAAGTGATAAAGATCAGCGGCTGCTCACGGGCCGTCACGCCGTCGGCGATAATGTCGTACAGGGCGCGCCCGCTCTTCCACTGGTGGATCTCATCCATCATGGCCCCGTGGATGTTGAGGCCGTCGAGGGTGTCACTGTCAGAGGCCAGCGGCTTGAAAACGCCGTCGTTAAAATCGCTGTCCAGCTCAGCGACCAGACTGCGCATCCGACGGCAGAGCGCCGGGGACTTCTTGACCATCCGCTTTGCTTCCTGCCAGATGATTTTCGCCTGGTCTCGCTTGGTGGCCACGGCGTAGACCTCTGGGCCAGCCTCGCCGTCCGCCGTCTGTAAATACAGGCCGACGCCTGACGCAAGCAGCGACTTGCCGTTTTTCTTTCCGACAATGAGGATCGCTTCGCGGTACTGGCGGTTGCCCTCGATGTCGATAAACCCAAAGACAGTCGCCAGCAGCGCTTTTTCCCATAGCTCCAGCCGGACGAGCTGGCCGCCCGCCTTGCCCTTGGAGTGGTGGCAGTAGTTCTCAAAAAACTCGAGGACGTGGTTTGCCCGGCGCGGGGAATAATAAAACTCGGAATCCGCGTTTTCAAGCTGCGCGACCACATGCCTGTAAGTCTTCTGCACCTTGAGGCTGACGACTTCGCGGCCGTCCTGTATGGCCTGCCAGTATTCGAGGATGGGGTTGTAGGTCGCCGGGTAGCGCGTGAGTTTCATTCCTCGTCACGCTCCCGGACAAAGCTTGCAAAGCCGTCGTCCTCCTGTTTCTGCGCGGTGTCCGGCTTCGGCAGGAGCGCCGTGAGCTGCTTGATGATCTTCTGGTAGTTCGCGTTTGTCGAGTTGTACGCCTGCCCGATCGGCCGGGCGCGGTCATAGGGCTCGAGCCGCTCCGACTGCTGGAATTTCTCCGTCCAGCCGTTTTCCCGCAGGTCGTCCGCCATGTCCTCGCACTCGATGCGCATAAATGCTGCCTGATCGATGAGTCCCGCGACAGTCCCGGCCGCTTCCTTCGGCAGATTCCGGTAAAGCTTTTTCAGACGCGCTTTCTCCGCGCGGATCCGCTGTTCTTTGGTCTTTTCACGCTGATTCGCCACAGAAAACGCCTCCTTTTTGCGTGATTTTTGCCGTCTGTCCGCGCGTGCGCGTAGATTACTTATCGCCGCGCTATTGTAGGGGGGCCTCGCGAACGGCCTGCGTATTCTTCCGAGGTAGGGCGTGCGGTGATCTAGCCGGCGCCCCGGCCTCGCGCGACGGGGGGGATCGGGTCGCCGGCGGCGTCGAAGAAAATTTTTTGCGTCAGAGCTTTTGCGACGCCGTGCCCGTCAAACTGATCGTGGCAGTCTTTGCAGACGTACTCGAGGTTTGAGTAGGACAGGCTGACGTCCGGGTCAGTGATGTTGTCCGGCGTCAGCGCCCGCTTGTGGTGGACGATGTAGCCCGGCTTGTCTCTGCATTCCTCGCAGAGGCCGCCGTCGATGGTCCGGCGGAACTTGATATACCCGGCTCGGCATTTCTTCCAGCGCCCGGACGCGTAAAAGCGTGCGGCCCATGGCTGCATCCTGTTCCCTCCAATTCTTCACGCTATCACTGTAGCACAGATTTTAGGCTCTGTTAGCTCAACTTTTGCGGTAGCCCATTGCCCGCGCTGCCTCGTAGACAAAGCGGCTGTACATCCGCTTGGCCGTGGATGTGCTCACGTGCACCTGCCGGGCAGCGGACTCCAGACTCTCGCGCGGCCAGATCCATGTATGCAGGCGCACGATCTCCAGCACATCGCCGCCGTCCCGCCAGGTCTGCACGGTGTTGATGGCGGACTTGATCGCCGTGTAGTCCTCGTACTCCCGTGAGGACAGGACGCGCACCGCAATGTCCTCGACGGCGCGGCCGGAGGATTGCCCGCCTGGCTGCGAGGAATATCCCGGCGTGATCTTCTGCCGGCTCATATCCCGAACCTGTCGGCTCAGTTTCGGGTATTCGCCGATGGTGCGGCAGACATTCCCGTACCACCAGTATCTCGGTTTCGACATCTGTTCAGCTCCTTCCTTCTTCGTCGCAAAACTCAACACATTTACAAGGCTTAAAGAAGGCGGCTCCCATTCCGCTTGTGTGTCTCGTTTTTGGGATCCCATACATATTTAAAATATAGGAACCCGTACTGCGTGGCTCTGGACTCGACGAGGATGTAGCCGCGCGGGGCGACTGGTGGGCGCGTCTGGCTGTAGTCCCGGACCGCCTCGGTCGCGGGCTCCGGCTCCGGCCGGACGCAGCTGCGGCTGGCCTTGTACCGGTGGCCGCCGAACTCCTTGCGCCAGTGGCCATGCAGGTAGTTGGCCAGCGCCGTGTAGTCCTGCCCGTGGTCGACTTTATTTCCGTTCTCATCCAGATAATAGTTGTGCTTCCGCAGCGGTTTGCAGTCGATGACGCTGCCAAGGCCCCAGAGCTGGCCCAGCGCATCGGCAGGAATCCCGTCCGTGATCAGGTGCAGGTGGAAGCGGTTGGTCGACTTGCCCCGGCCGTAGACGATGACGATCTTTGCCTCCGGATACCGGTAGACCATGCGGCGGTAGAACTTATCCCGGATCCTGCGCATCTCCTGCGCGGTATGTACCTCATGCTCTGGATCGAGCGTGAGCGTGGAGTAATAACTGGTCGGAGAGAAGTTGGCGTTGACGAGCGCCACGAACTTTGCAGCCGAGATCCTGGTGTTGAATTCCTCGCGTTCTTCCTGCGACTGGAACCGCGGCTTCTTCGGCCGGCTGGTCTTCGGATCTGTTCCGCCCGCCACCGTGTACACGATCTGCTCGCAGACCCTCCCGGAAAACTTCCGGCGCTTGTGTCTCTTTACCATAGCTCCTCCTGCCTCGGTTTATTTCCCAAGGCTCGCAATGATGCCCTTTTCACGTTCAGACAGCTTCCAGACGTGCGCTGCGGCTTTCTCTGCTGCGGCTTTCTCGGCTGCGGCTTTCTCGGATAGCAGTAGGCCTCCGCCGAAAATTGCTTTCCCCATCGGGCGCTGGCTGTCCAGCTTCGCAATCTGTGTGCAGTCCTCGCGCTTAACCGCAAACTCTACACCGTAGTGCGCATATTTCTGCAGCATGGCTGCCGTCAGCACATGGTCCGGATATGTATATTTCGGCAACTCCCGTTTCGTCTGCGACTTTATCTGCCGCATCGCCCGCTCGACTGCCCTTCCGAGTGATGGGGCGCTCTGCGCGATGTTTCCTCCGAAACTTGTTACAAACGCCGTGCGAACGACTGCGCCGTTTTCATACGTGATGTCTGCATCGCAAATGATATGGTTCATCCTCATCACAACTGATCGGCCGGCGAACGCCGTGAGCGATGGCGCAAAAAGAAAGAACGCAATCCCTCTGTCTATGTAGAATTCGCAGATTTTTGAAAGAATCGAAAAAGGCGGGTTGTCCAGCACGACGCAGCCGTCCGGATAGTCAAAACGCTCATAGTCCCCACCCGGATAGAATGGCCGCACGATGCAGGCCGGGTCAATCCCATACTCACTGCACGCCCAATCCCGGACCGCATCATAAACAAGCGGTGGCGTGTAGCAGTCGTCCGTTGTCTTTTTGGGCTTGAATTTCTCCGTGAACGCATCGTATTCCGGGTTGTCGTCGAATAAGCATCCCTGTTCCCATTGCATGTTGTCGTCGAATAAGCATCCCTGTTCCCATTGCATGCTGTAGCCCTCCTTTGTTTTTTCTGCCCGCTCAAAGCGTGGCCGGAAATTCCTGCCATGCGTTCAGCGGTCAGTTTCCTCGCGTATTTTCATTTCTGTGTATTCTGTTGGCGTTATCGGCGGAAAGCCGAACGCTGCCCTAATCTCGTTCTGGGTGTTCTTGCGCCAGACCTCCTCTTCTTGTTTGATGTTTTTCCAGGCTGCGGCGTCCAGTGTCTCGAGCACTACTTCTGCCTGACGTTTCAGGCTCCGCAGTTTGAAAAACACCAGCACGCCCAGCGCGAGCCACTCCAGCGCGGCGGCAAGGCTCAAAATCTCAATGATCATTTTCTTCTCCTTCTATTCCTTCCATAGTCGCTTGGCAGTATTGGCAGCGGCTCGGCAGGCTCTTCCTCACGCCGCCCTTTTTCCAGACTTCGACGTGCGGCTTCTGCGGCCTGCCGCAGGCCGGGCAGCGGTAGACGTGGAAGATATCATCCCAGCGCCACCAATTCCCGGTGCGGCGCAACTGCTTCGCCGCGTTTTTAAGCAGCACGGCATAGCAGTCCGGTACATCCTCCGGGAACCAGCCTGCGATGGGGCCGCCGCTCAACAGGCACTTGTCGCAGTCGTCCGCCCTGCACGCCTCTATCGCCTGCATGATCTCCGTAAAACTCATATCTTTTTTGCCGAGCAGCAGCGCTTCCTGGCGTTTTTCTTTTCTGCTCATTCCTGCGCCGCCTCCATTTCCTTGCGCTCTTGCATAAACCCGTGCAGGAACAGCTCCAGCAGAGCGGCGGCGCGGTTGGTCAGATTTGTGAAATCCTTTTTGCTGATCTGCAGTTTTCCGGTCGTAACAACCTCAGTTTCCGGTCGACCAATAATCTGAATTGTTGGATTAGGCACCAGCGTCTTTGCACCGTCCGCCCCCACTTCGAAGAACGGCGGCGTGGACTGCTCCATGACGATGCGCGGCGGGTATTGCTCGCCGCGGAAGCTGGTATCCCATTGCTGTTTTTCGTAGTATGCGACAAAATTGTCTAGGTCGTGCGCAAACGCGCCCATGATTTCTGCCATTTTGATACTCCCTTCAAATTGTAAGTACTTCCCGCCTCGACTGGCGGGCAAATTTGCGTTCCGGGCAGAAGCGGCACTCGGTGCAGCTCCAGGCGCCGCGGTAGTTGTTGCGCGTCGGGCAGAGTGGGTTGT